AGGGATGCCCGCCTATCCTGGGACGATTGCAATGCACCCGATAGGGAGTCCGCAATACCCTTATTGCCTACAGTTACGCTTCCATTAATATCTGGTATTACACTACCAAAGGATGATGCTATATTTGAAAGTACGGAGGATTCCCCCATTACACCCTGCTCCAGTCCTAGTACTAGGTTTTTGCCTATACCGGCAAATACACCGGAGGGAGAATGCTCATCAAATACATCCATTATGGCATCAATTATTTCTCTGGCTTTTTGTACGATCCAGTTCTTAAAGACGTTCCATCTTTCCTTTACACCGGCCCACAAGCCCCCTACCATATATTTGCCCGCCTCAAACCATTGATTATAAGTCTTTCTAATAGACTCAATAATTTCCTCTATTTTTGTTTTAAGCTTTCCAATAAACTCCATTATAAGGTCTGTTACCGTACCAACAAATAGTGCTATAGCATCCTGTACCCAGGCTAATAGTGATTGTAGTTTTTCTCCAAGAGTCGAACCCGCTAACTCATTCCAAAAGGTTTCTATATTTTGTATCAGGCCCAGTATATAAGAAAACACCTTCATTACAAATCCTAGTACTAGTACAGAAAGAGATAGAAGTATGCCTCCTATAAGTAGAAAACCTCCAGCTATAATAGCTATCATACCTACTACTACACCTGCTATGAAACTAAGAATCTTAATCCAGGTGGATATGTTTTCTTCCGTGAACAGTGTAGAAAGAGCGTCCTTAAGAAATTCTAGTGCTGGTTTTAGGATAACCCATATCATGGCACCAAACGATACAAATATAAGAAACGCTAGTTTCAGTGCCGTAACTAAGGAATCAATGTCTGTCTTATGATCCTTTATAAACTGACCTATATCCAGAATACCTTTTCCTACCCAATTTAATGCATCCCCCACAGCAGTGGCTATACTTGCCAATTCTGGGGGCATGAAGTCTTCCAGGTCCACAGATGCCAGTAATGTTGCTACTCTTTCAATAGGCCCCGTAGGAATAACGGACGCCCCCTCCATAGCCCCTTCTTTTCCAGGTTTTTGTGGGGCAGCGGCCTGTCCAATTAAGCCCCCTAATGTTTGTAGTCCCTCCCCGGCCTTTTTAGCTATGCCCATTCCAACGATGAGATCATCTATAATAGCCCCTAGCTTTACCCAAGCGTTACCAGTATTCCATTCAGGATTTAGTAGCTTGTTATACCCAAGGCCCTGCTCAAATCCATAACTCTTAATCCTATCTAGTATTATCGTAATCTCGTTTAGCGTAAAATCGAAATCGGCTATCCTACCATCCAACCAGGTTTTAATTTGTGCGCCTATTGCTTCTAATTTTCCACTAGACGCTAGTTCAGTAAGTACCCCAAACCATTTTTCTGCAAATTTACCAATCGAATCCGCCGCCGGGCCGAATAGCTTAGGCATGATTACAAAGAAGAAGTCCTTTAGTGTAGACTGGATACCCGTAATAGTAAATGACATACGCTTGGCTGCGCCGCCAAACTGCTCGTCTGCCATAGTTTGAAACGCAGTAACAAAATCCTCCCATGTAACCTTACCGGAAGCCAGAGCAGCATTAAAGTCTAGGTGCGTCTTCATGGTAACGCCAGTCTGTTTCTCAAGCTGCTTTAAAACGGCGTATAGATCAAATCCAGCCTTACCCAATTCCCAGAAGTCTCTAGCCATGATCTTACCTTGCATTTTAATTTGTGCAAAGTTAAAGGTCATGCGTTCTAGCATTTCGTTTGTAGCGCCTGTACCAGCAGCTACGTTAAGCATTCCCTCAGTCATCCTCATAGCTTGGTCGGATGTAAACTGAAAGGCAAGAGCTAATTTATATACAGCATTAGCATTTTCTAATGTGTATGGAGAAAAGATAGCAATTCTAGCAAGCTGGTCCATGGTAGCCTTAGCTTTAGGCTCTACCACATCAAATAATTCGCTTGCTGTTACCCAGGCTCCAGTACCCTGGTGCAGTACTTCTACCCAGCCCTCACCAGAATCCGTAGCACTCTTAAATACATTGGCTATTCTCTGTACTTCATCCGGCATTCCGGCAAATACTTTTCTAACTTCCTCTAAGCTCAGGCGTAGTACAGTACCTTCTTTAGTTTGTCTCTGCATAATTATTGCAGATTCCATACCAGCATTGATAAAGTTAGCCATTTCTCTGGCCTGTAGGGTTTGAATCTGTATAGCTAACCTCTGCATAACAGCTACAGCATTGAAGGAGGTACTAATGAATTTTTCAACAGCCTCCTTAGCCATATTGAATGCGCCAACAATGAGTTTACCGATAAGGAAGCCGGTTACAAACTCACTAATACGAGAAAATGCACCGCCTACACCAGACAAGGCTTGTCCTACCGCTCCTATAGCATGAACAGCAGGATTTGCGTTAGCCTGAATTAGGATTTCTAGTTTTGATTGCGCCATCTATCGGCCTTCTACTCCTGATGAACCAGAGCTTGCCTTAGATTGTCCGTCTAGGACTCCAAGGATTTCTGTTATCTCTTTAAATTCTAGTTTGTCTATCTCTTTAGGTAGTACGGCAAATTTTAGCGCCAGGATTACCCTGAGAGCTTCCCACGGTATGGTTTCCCCGGCGCTAAACTTGCCCGCTATAAAAACAGCCTTACTTATCTCCCTTGATTTTGCGAAAAAGCTCCTCCATGACATCGTTGAATGCAGCCTGCATATCAACAAAGTCAGAGAGTCCCATTTCCAGAATGGCATCGTTTGTTATTTCATGCTTATAGGGCCATGATGTACAACTTCTTGCCATTATATCGACCGTTTTTGCTCCGGCATCCGGGTCATTTTCTTTGAAGGCGAGAATTTCCGAGTACTTGATCCTATTGAGATCGAAAGTAAACTTTACTTCATCTGCCATTATTTATACACTCCTTATATATTCTAGTATGCAGCAGTTCCACCGAACAGAACAGAACCAGACTTTTGGAAGGAAAGTTTGCAGACTACAACATCCGAATACGGATACTCTAGCCCAACAGACTTAACGATTGCAGCAAAACCTCTTTTTGGCTTTGTAGTGGCCGTACCACGAGGCGCATAGATAAGCGTCCCGGTCGTGCCCTCTGGTAGCGCAGCCTCAAACTGTGCGGCAGCGGTCCCACCCTGATCCAAAACTTCCATTTCGGCTGTACCGTCTTTTAACGATACGAGATAGGACTTATCCGCTTCGCTAGAGGCAGTGATATCAACGAGATCGGATTCCCGATCTACAGTTAACGAACGCTGATCCCCAGACAAAACAATCGTTCCAGCAGCACAAATAAACTCTGCATACAGGTCTTTACCTGTATAGCGATTGGCTATTGACATTGATAATTACTCCAGTATAATTTCTTTTATTGATTTTGAGCCGCTTTCACTGCATATAAGGCTCCGATATGAAAGGCTATCTTACCGCCTCCCTGGTCCTCTATGAAATGAAGTCCCATGCTTCTAAAACAAGCATAGTCACTATAGCCATCAGTATTGACTCCTATACTTTGGCGATCTAGGGCATTACTTGCCATAAAATCTATGTTTTCTGCCGCCTGTAGATCGTTAGCTATAGCTTTTACCATATAGACAGCCTCTACATTTACTTTCGGGTTATCTGCTATGTGGCCCCCGCCCATCTTCTGAAAAACTAAGACAGGTAGTGTAACCCCTTGAGGTAGTATCGAATTGTAAATGCGAAAAGATGCTGTACCACCTACCAAGGCCGTAAGTGCTGTACTAGCTGTAAGAGTATTGTAGAGTGCTTTTTCTATGAAACGCATTTTTCCTTATCCAAACTTATAGTGCTTTACTATAGGACGTCTAGATGCATACTGTGCTTCCAAGTCGGCCTTTATTGGTATATCTGATACACTACCAACAGATTCTACAGCAGGAATAAAAAAGGGCTGAGCACTATTATTAACCGTACCAAATTCCTGGTGTATCGCATAGAATACTACAGAATATACCCAGGCCGAGTATTTATCTGGGGCCGTCTTTATATCTGCTTCTATAGTACTGTTCTGCCTATATCTTTCTGCATCCGCTACAGTCTCATAATATGTATCTAATATTTTACTAGAAACAGCAATGGAATTATATAATGCCCCCGTTTCAATAGGTGCATTATCTTCCGCCTCACTAGCTATGTCTACGGCTATCTCTGTAACTCCCCTGGATAGCCCATGTCTATGTAGGGATTCAGCCAGTGGGGTAAGCAAATCTTCTATTATAAACTCTACAGCGATCATTATGTACTTATTACCTCTAGGACGGCCCTAGTGGACCCTTTCCAAGATTTAGCTCCATCAACAAAACGTACTTCATAGGTTGTACTTCCTATAATGACGTGATCCGTAGATGCAATAGTTTGATCGTGCTTTAGTGTCAGCATCCACATATTTTCGGTTATCAAATAGTTTCTCATGGCACTGATAGCCTCATGTCCCATTAGGCCGACATTAGCTACAGGGTCCAGCCTACAAGAAATGGCGGTACCTCTATTAGTATAACTACGTGCCGGATATCCTATGGTATCGGATGTTTCCGTTACGTATTGAATAGTGCAGGTATCAGGAAGTAGCTGATTTATGTCACTTCGTATATCTGCAAGCTCTGTAGCAGTTAAGGCTATGTCGCTAGTGCTTCCCATTAGGGTATCCGATCATACTTTATACGCTGAGGAGGCCAATCCTGAGTATCTATATCATCCCGTACCATAGGAGACATAAAAATTTCTGGTGCCAATCCAGCCATTTGTTTTAGGACCTTGATTTGTTCTCTAACTGCCGCAGACTTCTGAGAGCGCCATACTCTCATATTATCTGTTTGAAAGTCGGGCTGTCTAGCAAGCTCAGTAGACCAAGAAACCAAAATATCCATAGCTGCTTTGTAGGGATTATGCATCCATCCAGTGAAGAACCTAGCACTTCCTCTTTGGTCAGATGTAAATGCAATAAACCCATCTTCCGGGGTTAGAGTATAATTAGCTGTACCAATTATTGAGCCTTGGGAGTCTGATAGATTGCAGTTAGTGTTATTGCCGCCGCCTGCCGTATCCTCTAGCCATTTATATCCAACATAAGCATGCTGGAAGATAACAGTACTTCCAGAGGTAGAATATTCTTCTTCGTAGTCTACGGGATAGCGTGCAAGTCTAACTCGCCTAGAATCTAGTACTCGTTGTATCTGCTCGTCTGTAAAGTATGTTACGGTAGCCGCGGCCTGATTAACGATTGAATATTCGCTAGTCCCCGCTCCGGTCAGTCGTCTCACTTCCGCTACTAGGTAATCTATCCCCGCCCGTGTGGTCATTATTTAAATCTGTCCTCTGTTTTACCAATTCCAAACACTTCTTTAAAGCAGGCTCCATATAAGTGTCATAGACGTGGTCTAACTCATAATTTTTAGCGCCGTTCTTGGCGTTGAATTCATACTCAAGCCTATCTCCGGCGAAGATATTTTCAAATGCTTCCTCAATCTCATCAGAATGAGGGACCATTTGGTACTGCTCCTGATCTGTCAAGAATAGAGTACCATTGACTACCTGACCAGAAAAACAAAGCTCCGGCATAGATGTAACATTAGTTACTACGACCGGAGTGCCACATGCTTGTGCCTCTACTATTGGTATTCCGAACCCCTCCCCCCTACTTGGGTTTGAAAGTACATCCATCATACAGTAGGCGTTCCGCATATAAGTTTCTGGAAGTCCCACTATATATTTATAGGGGTCAACAAACCTTACACATTCATCCGGCACATCATTAAGTTTAAGAACATGGATAAGGTTTACTCCATCTGGAGTGTCGGCTGCCGCATGAAAATATAGTATAGCTTCTGGGTGCCTCTTATAAAACCTAGAAAATGCTTCTATTGTACTGCTAAAACTTTTTCTAGCCGGGCTTCCCTTATTAGCGCCTACTACACCGACAACAAATCTTCCTTCCATGCCCATAGACTTTTTTGCATCTGATCTATTACAAGCCTCAAAGTACACAGGATTTACTGCATGAGGCACATATAGAGGATCAAAACCCGCCTCTTTAAGTGCAGTTTCTCCCGCCCTACTCATAGCTATGGGAATAGCTTTTCCGTCTCGTAGGGATTTTGCTACATGCTCAGGGACCTTCACATGATCTATTGGTACCCAAGCGGCCCAGGGTAAATTCTTCCATTTATCTGGATTTAGTACCCAGGCATCTATTAATGATACTACTAGCTCGCTTTCCGTAAAGAGTGCATGAGCTTCGATAATATCGTTTCCCCATGGATCATAAGCACCTGGAAGCAGGTTAATGCCTGACAGGTTTAGAGTGATTCCATGAAGTCCGTAGAAACATGAGATTGTAACCTCATGCCCCCGCTCTACGAGTTTGTCCACAAAGATTTTTGTTTGCCCTCCGTATCCTGTTGGGGCGAAGGGGGCATTCGAGTGCCACAAAATCTTCATCTAACCTCCCTAGCTTCTTAGGAGGGGAGAGGTAGTCCCCCTCCCCTCGATAAGTGCTATTATATTAGATTGTGTTCGGTTTAGTTACGGGCAGCGCCGAGGCCGTCAGTATACTCAACAGTAACGGTAAGATAACCAGGGGCTACCGTACCGGTTTCGGCATAGTCTAATACGAGAACCTGAGCCGCTGTAAGCCGACCTGAGCCAGCAGTGACAGCACCAGATTGAATCGTATTCGCTACCCATCCAGCAGTGCCGCCGATTGACGACATGATGGACGTTTGGGCCGTGCCTGCCGTTCCACCGTTTTCCAGTGACAGATCGACATAGTTAACCGTAGAGCCGGAAAGCGTGCTAGTAAGAGCCGCGCTTAGCTTTTCTACCGTAATGCTATGATCGGAGGGTGCCACAAGAATGGGGATACGAGCATCCGCGGTCGGGTCGCTGATAACTACCGAGACAACTTTTCGAGAACCATTAAACATTTAAATTGTCTCCTTTACGCCGGTGCCGTAGCATCATGCGTGATTTTTACGCCGAAGGCATTGCGTCGAATACCAACTGCATATCCGGCACTCATGTTGAGTTCCCAGGCGCGCAAGGAAGCGTCCCGCTCTGGTTCGAGTAGAGGAGCCTTGCGACTATCGAAGGCGATGGACTGAGGGTTAAAGAGCGCCCCAACAGCGTCATCACTGGCATCGACAGATATATTTGCACTTGTAAACCAAGCCGTAGCACCGAGCCAGCGCCCAACGAAAAACGAGCGCAGGGCCTCATTGGCTATATCGCCTTGCCAAGCAAGGTTCGATGCCGGAGTGCCGAGCAGGTCCCAAATGTCGTGCCATCCGTAGGGATGTAGAACAACGTACAGAGGATTTGGAGCAAGGGCGTTCCGCAAAAGCGAAATGCCTGCCGCAACCTTATCAATGGTCAATGCAGTGTTAGCAGTGCCTACACCAGTCGTGAAACTGGAGAAGGTACCAACTAGGTCCACATCAATCTTGGTAGCGATTGCGTTTCCAAGTTCGAGCGATGCGTCACGCCGAGCATCCTCAGGATCGGTTTCAATCCTGCGATCCGTTAGGACTACCTGAGCCATAACTTCACTCGGAGTAAGCGTTGCAGCGGTGGACTTCGAGAACGTTGTGGGGTTCGCGTAGTCTTCGGCTTCTGCTACTGCTTCTGCCGCTACCTGTGCATACTCTGGAATAACCCTATTCATCCAACCACGGGCTGAATAGTTTGTGACCAGTGCGGTCATCAGGTTATTCTCACGCGCTACGAACATGGAATCCTCGAAGATGGTATTAAACAGACTGTTGAGGTCTGCTTGAGTAGAATAAGCCATTAAAAAGACTCCTGTTTATAATTACGAGTTTTCTTCTTTTATAATTCTTTGAACGCCTCGGCCTTTCCAGAATTCGTTACCCTGTTGGCCGAAATATTCACTTCTGCGTTCTTGTTCCGTCTTACCCTCCGAACCTTTTGGATCGTTGGGATTAGCAGGGCTAGTCGAAGAAACTGCCTTACGTTTTAGAAACGGATATTGCTCAGCAAGAGAAGCAAGGGCTGCTTCCACACCTTCAACGGTGCCGTCATCGCTGACGATAACTCCAGAGCGATCTAGAAGCCGAAAGGCTACTTCCGCATCTTGGAATCTACCGGCCGCCAAAGCCACTACCGAGGACTTTAGAAGCGCCTCTTTCGCTTTAACAGTTAGCTCTTTATTCCCTTGTTCTAGGGAGCTTGCTAAACTTCTGGCATCTTCCAATTCGGAATTCAGCCGTTCAAGCTCCGTCATTTTTTCTTGTGCGCTTGTTTTCTGTGCTTCTACAGCGGCTACCAATTCTTCGACCGTTTTTACACCGGCCTTGCCCAAAACCTCGGCATATGCTTTCTTAGTAGCTGCGTCCCGCGCCTCTTGCCTTATTTTACCAGCCAGCTTATTAAAGTCATCTTGGCTGATCGTTTTATCGCCCGCTAACCCTTCCGGCGTCGAAGTAAGTTCGTCCTCAAGTTCCTTATCAGTCTCAACAGGGTCGGAGTTTATACCCTCATCCGGGGAGGTAGCCTGTTTAGCCATGAAAATCTCCTTGTTAGGTTTATATCATTACATTAGCACATATTCCGAATTATGTCAAATTGAACAAGTGTTCTAGTCTCTCTTGCCTTCTTTTAGCCCTGGTTTCTGGAGAAGTTTTATAGTGCCGTCCAATTCTGCCCCCTCCATGTCCCTTACCCTTACGATTCTTAGACATCTTAGCTCTAGTTTCTGCCGAGTGGGTCGCACCTAGACCCGGAGATCGGGCCGTACCCTTGGCATTGTATTCTGGTTTTAGGAAATCTAAGGCCCGCTGTTCAAATAACAAACAATTGTTTGGATCACATAAAAATAATATATCAAACCTAAAAGCCCCCGCCCCATATTTATTCCATGAACGCTGTAAATAGGAGGTATGATGCGTTCCAGTATTTAGTCTATATTTATGCTCAGAAAATCTACGCTCTAAAGCAGTAGAAGAACCTACATAGGACTTGCCATTAGCCTTATTAGTTATCCTATATATACCAGAAGAATATTTATTTTTCATCTAAACTGTCAAGTCGAACAAGCATTACCGTCTCTTGCGCCGTCTAACCCTTTTAGCAATTTTCGAGCCGTATTTCTTGGCCCATCTTTTAGCTATTTTAGGCTTCCTAGCATATAAGTACCTGCGCTGATTTTTTGACTTAAAGGGCATTAGGATAGTCCAGAGGTATAGAAAAGAATAACCTTTACGTCATCTATTATCATTAAGTTGCTACAACTGTAACGTCATCCCAACGTATAGAGTTATACGCAGCTGCATTGGAGAAGAAACCATACTTAGTGGCTGTCGCATGATCTGTAACAGTAGCTTGAACCTTCTGAGTACCATTTACAAAGCCAGTAATAGTTGTTCCGCTTGCAGTCAGTTTTATAACATCGTTTGCAGCGAATACCACAGCCGCAGAGTCCGCCTGAGACCATGATCCCGATACCTGTTTCCACAGGATCATAAAATTGGTTATACTGTCTACTACTAAAATCAAATAGTTACTTGCATCCACATAGCGAGCAACTATTCCGGCGTCCGATGCGGCCAGTACAGACCAAGTGGCTTGGAATATGACATCTGCTTGCCCAACATCAGTAACGGTTGTTTTTGACCCACCCGTACTCTCCCGTAATTGATTATTTTGGATTGTCCAAGTGCCGCTGTTAGCAACCCATGGACCACCCTTCTCAGGAGTATGATCGGCTATTGCCACATCATTGCTGTCCGTCAGTGAATCAAACAATAGGTAGCCAGCATATGGGTCAATTATTGCCGATGCCCCACCCCCACCCAATCCCTTAAAACTACTATCTAATCGCCCCATAGATTTTGTTAGTTTCCCCACTGATACTCTAGATCTGATGTAGCGGTTGCTTCTATAACTTTGATAGTCATTCCCTTTTCTATGTTGATGATAATAGGGGCATCCCCGGCCTTAAGAACAAAACCAGCCGAGGTAGTAGGCACCGACCCATCTAAGGTAAATCTTACGTTCTGTGTATTAGCCTGCATCAGGAGCTTTGTAGCCCCCGTAGCTGGCGTTAGTGTAACTGCGCTGGTGATTGTGGCCCCGCTTGAGTGCGATCCTATAGGGCGGAAAGCCCCCAAAACACTGGCCCATGACATATGTTGACCCATTTAATGATTACTCCAATAAGTGATATTTTTCACAAATACTCTAAAGCTATGATACCAGACTTTCTCCCGAAGTCAAGTCGTACATCTAACTGTTTTCTTGATTGTATGGAATGGGGGTTGCTGCAAAGGTGTAGTAACCTAGCCAACCCTCGTCAACGCACATATTAAGATACTCCCCAACAGTACCCTCTCTCCTAGTCATTCTCTTAATCAAGGATAATCGCTCCCCGTTGCTCAGGGACTTCCAGTACTCAAAGTGACCGGGAGTTTCTAGTATTGCATTAAGAATAAAATTACATCTTGCGTCAGTAGTTTTTCTGGGGGGCACCAAGATGGCACAGCTAAGACTAAACAAGAGAATGCTAAGTGCCAACACTAAAAGTCGTATTTTCATATTGTCCACCTAAAGAATTCGTGTTTGCCGCCCACCTGATACTTGGGACAGCGAATCGTTACTATGTTTCTGTACGTAGTTTTTACAAAGGGCTTAAGGCATTCTTTGCAATGCGTGGGGTAGCCTAAAAGCTCATACTTTATATCATCGTGTTTACCATCTAGCGGGTTAACCGTGGGGATATTCAGTATTCTGTGGAAGACTATAGTTAGAAGAATGAGAGCAATTATAGCGCCGATAAGGTCTAGTAATGTCATTATTGTCCGTAATAGACTCTTGCTTTATGCTCTCCTAGAATACTAGAAAGGCTTGCTTGCCGTCTAAAGCTCCCATATAAGAAATGATCGTGCGATTCACTAAAATCAGATAAACTTACAGCGCCGTTTTTCCATGCCCCATAACCCGCATTCCCTAATACCCCCTTTTGCACAGATGCAGCTTGTGCCATAAACCATTCTTCCCCCGTTTCAATGTCCATAGGAGGCAGCGCAACCCCACTAAATGGATCAGATATTATTATGGGCAGGGGAATGCATCTTCCGTGCGGGTGGTCTAACAATGTTTCTGCTACAGGAAATAAGGTTCCATGTAATAGTATACATGATGCACAAGTCTTTGCATCCAGAACGGCCCACCACATCCATACGCTTACTAGTGCTGGAAGAAGGCTTATTACATCGAAAATACCGTTTGTATAACCATTCCACATCGACCAGGAGCCCATATTAGCCAACCAGAACATGCCCATAGCTATATCATCATCTACAGATGACTTTAGTTTTTTTATTGCAAGGTCCCCAGTTATATCTACAGTACCTAAGTAATAGTCTATGTGCTCATCTATAGAATTTTCAATAGAATCAAAAAGCCCATAGGCCATATCGTCTGTTATTGGCTGCAAAGAATCTGGTTGAAAAAAGTACTTAGATAATATTTGCTCCCTCTGTACTGCTGGTGCCTGTTCCATGATCCATGAAACAGAATCCAACGCCCCCCTAGTTATCATATTATAGCCAAATTCTTTGGACCACAGATTAGGAGACCATGTATACCTAACAAAATTTCTTAGATATTCGTTTATCTTTAACTTTAGGTCTTCCGCCGATCTTTTGCTTGGGGGAGCATCTATAAAGTCTTTTACCAGTACTTTAATTACTCTGCCTATTTCTAGGTACGGAGAGACTAATGTACTTGCCACAATAGCATCTACGTAATTACTAGCTACCAGCCTATCTCTTTCTGCAAGCTCTAAAAAGGTCATATCTACATAATCTCGTCGATGAGGTTCCAGTCCTTAGCTTCTTGGGCCGTCATCCAACGTTCTTTACGATCTACAAATTCCTCTATTTCTTCTACTGTTTTTCCACAGCGTGCGGCCATTAGCTCGAACATCATCTTACTAATCATGTCCATGCCTAGCTTGATATCCTTTAGATCGGAGGTCTTAGTCTCATCGAAAATGAACATTTTCGGTTCGTGAATAAGGATAACGGAGCTTTTGCCTACCGCCCTAACATCCCCGGCCTGCATCATAATCATAATAGCCGCACTAGCTACACATCCGTAGGCTTCAATACGTAGAACAAGATCATGCTCCTTGCAGAACATATGGAGAAGGTCTACAGTAGCAAACGATGCGTCAACGTCCCCGCCTGGGCAGCTATACATGCGAAGAATTAGGGTGTCTAGCTCAGAATCCCCCCCGTCCATAAGTCTAGCCAAAACCAATAGTCTGGAGGCAATGTCTGCCGCCGTGTAGTCTGTAATTTCGCCTGTAATTGAGACTATGCCATTGAGGATTTCTGTACCTGCATTGAATTCGGACAAACCAATATTCTTGATCTTCTCTACTTGCGGACCAGTGATAGCCATTGCGATTCCTCCAGATAGAATTTTTAGTAACTCAGCGGGTCGGGTACCTTACCTGTCAATAACCTATTAGACCATAAAAAGCCCATCCTGTCAAATAGGACGTAAAATGAGCCTAATTCAACCGGCTTATGCGTCTAGAATGCATTAGTATCGTCAGATATAGTATTATATTTATGCCAGCAACTACCTCCATGTAAGAGGCTATAATATCCGCACTGATATTCTGATCTACAAGCAGCTTAGATAATTTTCCAGTTTCTATGCATAGACGATTTGTAGCAGTTATCATGGGACCACTATATATATTACTTTCCGTTAGATCGGAAAGGTCGGGAATAAGCTCTGGGCTAAGTCCGTGTATTTCTTCCATCAAAGAACCTCCATATAAACCAATCTATTAAAGAGAAACATATATAGGCTAAATAGTATATAAAGCCCGTAAGGTTTTCCCATAGCCAAACTAATCTTCGTCCCATCGTGCCTTCTCCAATTCCAGTTCATCAAATAGCCGTAAAATCTTGCCCACCAAGAAATCACTGAATTCCTCATGGTCCTCATCTTCCGATATCCATTCCCTGTATAATTCATGCCATAATTCTTCTTCTCTTTTCTTTTTCGTCTGCATCATTTTCGGTATCTCCTTTTAGGTATTGTATACCTACAAGCTACTACGTATAACCACCAGGAACCTATCAATAGAACAAAATCTAGTAAACTCATAATTCCTCTTAAATTAGCGGACAACTGCGCATTGGCCTTGATACCAATTTTGGTAGATATTCCTAATATTACTCAATTTATTCTCTACCATCCATTTTCTGGGTGTGTGTTCCTTCCACACCGCCGCAGTCTCGTACAGCAGGATTCGTTGCCAAGTAGTTTCAGCGCACCCGCCATAGCCGCTAGTAGGCCTCCCAGGAATTGAACCTGGCTCCTGCCGCTTATAAGACGGTTGCTTCCCCGATCAGCTTGAGGCCCATGTTTTAATTTCCATATTCTTTTAGTATTGCACGCTTAATCCAATTACAATTAGCACAAAGTAACTGATAATTTTTGATGTCTCCAGATAATACCTTTTTAACTATTCCTAAAGGCCCTATACTTCTATTTTCTAGAATACCCTTCCCATTAATATGATCTATTTGTAAAGCTCTTGGATCATCAAATCCGCAATGAACACACTTATTCCCTAAAATTTCTAATGCAAGCCTACGCTTTTTTGCTCTATATCGTTGATCTTTATTCATATTTTAACCTACTCCTATATTTTTATTAGAGCGACGCCTTCGACCTAGCTGGCTCGGGACCTATGTACAGTATACTACTTTTTACTGTTCCTGTCAATAGAATGTTTGTTCTTTCTACTAATTTCCCTCCATTCAGACAAGAGATTAGGGTCATTTTTCAAGCTTTCGAGTGTTCTCCAGGGTAAAACAGCATATCCCGTACTACTGTATGTCACTTCTCCCACTAAAATTACGCCACAGTCGTGGCAATAAAAATAAGACAAGTACCCCATGCCTAGTATACTGCCTAGTATACATATCTGTTCAATGTGGTCACAAGTCCTTATCATGTCTCGAACCTCTAACCTCCTCTGTGTAAAAGAGACGCTCTAACCTATTGAGCTAAGCCCGCAAGTCAGGAGTCCGGGATTCGAACCCGAAACCGCGCTTTCACAGAGCACTATTTTTCCGGTTAAACTAACTCCTGATAGTGGACAAGGAGGGAATCGAACCCTCATTCCGGCATTGCAGGTGCCGTATCCTCCCGTTAGATGACTCGCCCTTATATTATATGCCATACGGCCTTCTTGGCCCTCTTTGCAGTCCAACATCCCCCAGATTTGATGTGATCGTCAGTTTTACAGTGGTAGCAGTAATCGAAACGCATGCCAGTATAGCCGTCTGGAAAATCTTTTATTACAATGCAATGAACAATGTCGGATGCTTCGGCTATCTGTAGGTTTCTCTCTCTGTAGCCCCCGTTCCATACACGGGCCGCAGGAAGAAAGATTTGCTTCTTGATGTTCATTTTATCCGCATATTCTTCGGCCCAGATATCAATACCTCCCAGATGACACCCTCCGCTTATAAGGGTATCTTCGCTAGTCAGCAGAGACCTTATAATCTCTCTGGCCTTGGCCTCTGTCTCAGCATTAAACTTCTTTGCCTCGTGTCCTACAATACCTATCTTTGCCATTGATCCTCCTAGAGCCCCCGACTGGCCTCGAACCAGTATCTATTCCTTGGCAGGAAATCGCTCTACCAGTTAAGCTACGAGGGCATAAGATTGCCCCCTCGTCAGGGAACAATCTGTTTTACAAACGCTCGACAGGTCTCATAGACTGGTGGAAGTGGTCTCGGTTGCATTGTGCCTATAACATTCCAGTCACGCCTAATACCCGCCACTTTGGGGTTATCGAGCATCTAGTAGGGAAGAAAGGAGTCGAACCTTCACCGCCACGCTCCCAAAGCGTGTGCTCTAACCTTTAAGCTACTTCCCTGTCATAAACTTACATCTTGTAAGTAGGTCCTTATTAGCCCTCAATTCCGTCAATGACGCGAAAGAACTAATATTTGTACCGGTCTCCTTACTGACGTAGTATATGGAACCTGTAGACGGGCTATATCCATACCCATATATAGAATTTTGTGGTATTAGGCCGTACGCATCTGGAAATATCACTATTAAAATAAAATCCTCTGGTATGTATTTCATATAGCTGCCCCAGCAGGATTCGGACCTGCGACCCGTCGCTTAACAGGCGACTGCTCTACCGCTGAGCTACGGGGCAATAAGGCACAGACGGAGCGACTCGAACGCTCATTATCAGTTTTGGAGACTGACATCCTACCATTGAATGACATCTGCATTAACTCGTTATAATGCTTACAGGTGCTAGACATCTTAATAGGCCCTTTCTATAAGTGCCATATTATTTCTCATGTAATCTAAAGAATAGCTCGTATAAAATAATCCATTAAAAAAATACCATTCCACCATACCACAGTCTGGACAATACAAAAAAGTATGATCTCTTCTAGGACTAATAAGATAAGGTAATACCAACAAGCATATCTTATTAGAGTGTTCACATGGCTTCTTAGACCTACTTGGTATGTAGTTTTCCATAGTACCGCAATACCTTTAATCCATCTATGGTCTCGCCGGACTTCCCTTGCCTACATGCAAAGTCCAACTTAATAAGACTATCATGGTAGACTTTATCTACTTCGTCCAGAAATATTAAGCTACTCTTATGCTTACGGTTTCTTGTCATTGTTTCCCCAGGCCGGGGGAGAGGGGGAACATCACCCTACATTATTCTCATCCCTCTCCCCATATGGAGATCAAACTAGTGGCGGGGGCGGGATTTGAACCCGCGTAGAATAGCTTATGAGGCTATGCTGGGGCCTCTCCAGTCTACCCCGCTATGAGTAGTATAGGCTCCCCGGCGTGCAGCCGCCGCTTAGGTCGCTTATCGACCACCGGAAGCGTATTCCGTCTTACCGGCCTCCTACCCTATACTACTTTCTTAGTATACACCTTTTCCACGTAAATGTCAAGAGGCAAATTTAGGTCCAGACATTCTATGGAAGATCAAGCTCGATGTCCGGTATGATCTGAGCGGGCCGGAAGACAACTCGGTATTGATATGAGTTTACCAGCAGCGGGTCAAGCTGCTCAGCGAAGTAGGTCACGTTATCAGAGAGTCCCAGAAAGTGTTTCTTGTATGTGCCCGGTCCCGTCTTACAGGTAACGGATAGCCGTCCGGCGGGGTCGTTATTTCCTAGTGAACACAACCCGTCGATCTCCAGCATGTACTCGTTGGTGATGCCGTTATAGAAGACGATGCGCCGGTAAACCTCAAATTGATCTGCGGCCAATGATACATTATATGATGCAACATCGGCCTCGCGTGATACGCATCCTGTGCCTACAAATACAATGGTAAGTAGAGCTAATAGTAAAAACAGTTTCTTCATTTCGTGCCTCCTTGATTAGAATTTTTACTGTCTTATGTACTCCTATAGTCTATACCATTTTTTGGCCTGCTTTATCTCCTCCTCAACAATAAATCGACCGACATAAAACATAGATTCCCCGCGCACCCAAAGAACCCTAGCACAGTCTGGACAATATACCAGGTCCATGTAACGCCCTAAATTATCCACTGTTACGGTCCCGACCTCATGGCTCCACATAATACCTCTTATCTTTCCGGGTAATATTGTTAGTACGTTTATATGCCCACATTCATGTTCCATCCTACTCCTTCCCATAAAGTAAGAGGCCTGCCACTTTAACTACTTCTTGCTCGGCACGATTCTGATCTGCGGCAAACTCCGCATAGCCCCCGCTTGTCCAAATAAAACCCCTACAATGGGGGCAATATTCCAAATCATAAAAACAGCGGGCGTCCCTTTTATCCCAGTATACTTGCCGTATCTGGAGGGGCAACACTAGTATAGAATCTGAATGATTGCAATTATGCTGTCCATCATTGCGAATGGTCATTAGCCCTCCCATTATTTGCCTCTCTTACCCTCCTCCATGCATCCATAATGGAATCCTGGTGGGTGCTATCTATTACATAACCCTCTTTCTTCTGCCAAAACATCTTATTGCAATCTGAACAATACACCATAGATAAAAAATGGTTCTCTTCCCCGTATAGGGCCTCTCGTACCTTAGCAGGAAGCACCATTACTACGTTACTATGTTTACACTTCTTCATCGTATATGGTCCATCTTTCAGTTATGGTGCCGCTCAAATTCTGGATACGCAATAAGGCGGTCTGCGGATGACGATGCTTAAGAATGGTATCCCCCTCCCAAAAAGCGGTGGGTGTACCGGCCTGGGGCCTGCCCCTATAAAACCCATGCTTTACAAACAAACCGATGCTATCTTGGTATACCCTACATTTGGATGCCATAAATCATTCCTCCTCGCTAGCCGCAGGGCTCTCGGGTAGCCTCACTTTCTCATACTTTTCCCTCCACCTTAGTCCGTTCGGTGCAATGTCATAATGGTCCGCCACGTCATCTACCAACTCTTCCAATAGCCGGATGCGCTCCCGCAATGCCGCA